AATTATATAGATGACTACATCAAAATCTTGCAAGCGTAAGACGTGGCGATGTTTCCACTGTGATGATGTCTTCCGATCCCGAAAGGCTGCTTGGGCGCACTTTGGGCCAGATCAGGATTGCGAAAAGCTACCACCCGCCTGCATCGATCCGTTGAGAGCCGACGAGAAGGCCCGGCTAACTGAACTCCGCGAGGCACAGGAGTACGCGTTTCAGTGTCAAGAGAGCGCAAATGGCAAGGAGGACCGTTTAGATGGTCTGGAATGGGAGCTTGCTGAATTTAAGAGTCTTACAAAGTGCGACTCCATTCACGCGTTGCGGATGGCCCTCGATTCGGCAGAGGGTGAACTGATAACGGCGCGTGCCTTGATCGCCGCCGTCCGAGAGAAAGCCCCCGAAGTGTATGCCGAGGTGATTCAGTTATCGGCGATGTAGTCAAGTAGGCACTCTGCATATAGACCATATCATTCCTAAATACTTAAAAAGTGGAAAAGTAAATCCCAAATGCACCAACAATATTGATAATGTACAGCCGCTTTGTTTATTCTGCAATTACACCAAGCATGATAAGACAATCGACTACAGAAACTAAATATTAAAAAAGTGGTGTTTAAGTAAGAAATATTGTACGTTCTTGGTTTCTACGTGATAATAATCCAGGACTTTGTTTTCCTTGCGAAAAACTCCATTTTGGAAATTCATCAGCGGCCGCTTGATAATTTTTCTGGTTAAGTAATTTAAGCATTGTAGATGCTTCAAATGCTCCAATTCCCATATTATATGTAAATGATGCAAGTGCATCATATTGATTTTGAGTTAATGGAACCGTAATGACTTTTGTAAATGCATCTTCAATTTGTCCAATTTTACCCATCATCAATAATGCCGCTTCATCACGTGTAATCGTTACATCTGGCTGTTTATATTTGGCAAGTAATTCTGGAGTATTTAAATTTGTGCCAAAACCAATAGAAAAACCATTTGCATCAGGATACGCGTGATCGACAAATCCTTCAAAGTATTGTATTTTAATTAATCCGTTTTGAGATACTATCATATATCAAATATTTATGATTGACATATGATTGCAAATATGATATAATAATCTTAGTAGAGGTTGAATGAAATTCTATACAAGTGCCCACCAATACGGAAATAATATTTTACTTAAAGAGATAGTAAATGGTCAAAGAGTCCGACGCAAAGTGGCATATAAACCATCTTTATATATTCCAAACTGTGAGAAAACTACTAATGAATACAAAACATTAACCGGAGAGCCGGTTGATAAAATTGACTTTGATTGTATTAAAGAAGCCAAACAATTTTTTTCTGATAATGAAGATGCTTCAAATGGCCAACCGATTTATGGAAATACTCAATTTCATTATGCTTTTATTGCAGACGAATATCCTCAACATGAATTGGAATATGATTTAAATCAACTGTCTATTGTAACCATTGATATTGAACATGAAAATGAATATGGTTTTAAACAAGATGATGCTCAAACGGCGCGTGAGCGAATAAATGTAATTACCATAAAGGATTTTAATCAAGATAAATTCCACGTATTTACTTTTGTTGATGATAAATTGTATAATAAAAAGAATAAATTTGTTCCAAAAACAGATAACATTATTCATTATGAGTTTGAAGATGAAAAGGAAATGTTATTAGGATTCCTAAAAGTTTGGAATAAATTGGATCCTGATATTATAACTGGTTGGAACTGTCGTGCATTTGATATTCCATATCTTTATAATCGTTTGGTTTTGTTATTTGATGACGAAGGTAAAACAGCAAGGAAACTTTCATCATGGGGAATTGTTCAGGAAATAACAGTTAATTTCCAGCATAAGGATCGTCAGTGTTATGAGTTATATGGAGCCGCTCAATTAGATTATCTTCAAATATATAAAAAGAACGTAATGGAACCCAGAGAAAATAATAAATTGGATTACATTGCCAAGGTGGAATTAAAAGGTGAAGGTAAAATTGATTGGCATGAAAAATATGAAACACTGAAAGAATTTTATACCAAAAATTTTCAATGGTTTGTAGAGTATAATATTCAGGATGTTAATTTAATTGAGTTATTGGAAAGGAAACGGAAGTTAATTGAATTGACCGTTTCGGTCGCATACTTGGCAAAGGTAAATTATATTGATGTACTCGCGCAAGTGAGAACATGGGACGTATTGATTTTCAATTGGTTATATCAAGAGAAGATTGTTATTCCACAAAAAGAACATCAATCTAAAAAGGACCAATTTGAAGGAGCATATGTTAAGCCACCCATTCCAGGAATGTATGAAGATGTAGTATCATTTGACGTTGCATCACTGTATCCAAATATTATTAGAGTATTGAATATTGGTCCAGAAACCAAGAATGATAATTTAAAAGTTGAAGTAAGATCTGATGATTTCCTTTTAGAAAATGATGAATGGGAAGAAGCGTTTAGTAGAGCAACCGCTAATGCTTGTACATGTGCCTGTAATGGTGTTTTTTATAGTAAAGAAAAACAAAGTTTTTATAGCCGCATGGTTGAGACTATTTTTAATAAGAGAAAAGGATATCAGGCGGATATTAAAAAGGCAAAAAAGGAATTGGAGAGTTGTATTGATCCGGTTAGAAAAGAACAACTTGGAAATATTATTTCTTCTTTAGATATTAGGCAACGTGCTACTAAGATTTTGCTTAATTCGTTATACGGTGCGTTTGGTAATCAATATTTTAGATTTTATGATTTAGAAAATGCTGAAGCGGTTACAATGACTGGTAAGTTTATTATTCAATATATTCAAAAAGGATTGAATGAATATTTTAATAAATTGTATAAAACTGAAGGTTTGGATTTTACCATTTATTCGGATACGGATTCTGTATATATCACTTTAGATAAATTAGTTCAACATGTATTTAAAGGTGAAAAACCGTCTGTTGAAAAATTAATTCATTTCATGGATAATGTATGTAAAGAAAAATTAGAACCGGAGATTGATAGATTATTTGAAAACATAACTTATAATTATATCAATGGAATGCGCGCAGAAAAACCAATTTTAAGCATGAAGCGTGAGGTTCTTTCTGATAGAGCAATTTGGTCTTCCAAGAAACATTATGCATTACAAGTTTGGAATTCTGAAGGTGATAATTATTTTGAATGTAATGATTGCCATAATGAATTTTCAGGACCATCAGAACAAGCGCCTCCATGTAATAAGTGTAAGAGTACAAATACCAAAAGAGTTTCTAAATTGAAAATTATGGGATTTGCTTTAGTTCGAGCAAGTACCCCGCAATATTGTAGAACTGCAATGAAAACTGCACTTCAAATTATGATGACCGGAACACAATATGAATTGGCGGATTTTGTAGAAAAGACCCGATTGGAATTTATGAAACTTCCGATTGAAGATATTGCATTTCCTCAAGGTGTAAATGATTTGGAGAAATGGGAAGATGAGGGTGATGATGTATATAAGAAGGGAACTAATATTGGTGTAAAGGCAGTTCTGTTACATAATAGACGAATTGAAGAATTGAAATTACAACATAAATATGCTCCAATAGAATCATCTGAGAAGATTAAATTTGTTCATTTGAAAACTCCTAATCCTATTGGAGATAAAGTAATTGCTTTTAATGGAAAACTTCCTAAAGAATTTGGATTACATAAGTATGTGGATTATGTAGAAATGTATGATAAGACTTTTATTAAACCACTTGAAAAAATATTGGATCCTATTGGATGGTCAGTAGATAAAATGTATGATATGGAGAAATTTTTTAAATGACAACGGAAGAAATAATGGAGAATTCGAGGCGGCCAAATTATATGTTACCATTAACCGAAGAACTTAATAAACCAGTACTTAGAACATTTGAAACCGGCGCCACCCGCGACCTTGATGTATCAAAGATAGATTATGAAGCATGTCTTTCACCGCTGGTGTTGGAATGTTTTGGTGAATATATGTTGAGTTGTAGTGTTCAAGCCGACGGATCTAAAAGACCAGGAGATAATTGGAAAAAAGGTATACCTTTAAATTCTTATATTAAGTCAATGTTACGACATGTATGGGATGTATGGAAATTACATAGTGGATATACAGCCACTGACAGAAAGACTGGAAAGCCAGTCACAATAGAACAAGCCTGTTGTGCGGTATTATTTAATATTCAAGGTTATTTACATGAATATTTGAAGAAGAAAAATGGAATCGAACAGGTTTTTTGATAAAATTATATTTACTGATTATTGTTGGTTGTGGTCGGGCGCAACTAATGATAAAGGTTATGGATTTTTAAATGTTGATGGTCGTTGTGTAAAAGCCCATAGATTTTCTTGGGAAATTTTTAAAGGTCCTATACCAGATGGTTTAAATGTTTTACATAAATGTGATGTTCGAAATTGCGTGAATCCAAACCATTTATTTTTAGGAACTCAACAAGATAATATGAAGGATATGGTTAAAAAGAACCGACAACGAAAAGGTGAAAATGTTGTAGGATCTAAATTGACTAAGTATAAAGTAATACAAATACGAAAACAATATGTTAGGGGTAAAATTACATTTCGAAAATTGGCAATAAAGTATGATGTTTCTCCGGCGCAAATTTATAATGTTGTGAGAAATATAAGTTGGAAGGAAGCAAATGGAACAACTTGAAGAATTAACAGGACAAGCAATTTTTGACCGTGAATTAACAAAAAGTCATGGTAATATTGTTGGTAATTATAAAAAAGGATCATACATATCTACATATCGCGGAAAGAAATTGTGGCCATTAGATCCAAATCCAAGCGATATTGATATACAAGATATCGCACACGCGTTATCTAATAATTGTAGATGGACAGGACATGTAAAATCGTTTTATAGTGTATCACAGCACAGTGTATTGGTGTCTCAAATTGTTGAACCTGAAAATGCGTTGGCTGGATTATTACATGATGCTTCTGAAGCATATTTAAGCGATATTGCGCGTCCTGTCAAATATTCCGAACCGATGGAAGGTTATCGGGAAATTGAAGCCAGATTAGAACGAGTAATTAATGAAAAATTTGGTCTTCCATATCCTATGTCAGTTGATGTAAAACGCGCAGATGATATGTTATTGACAGCCGAAGGATATTATTTATTTAATCCACCACAACAATGGGTATTAGATAAATTAAAAGCCGCTGGTTTAGAAAAACCGATGATAGCACCTATTGTATGTTGGCCACCAGTGACCGCAAAGGCTATGTTTATGAAACGGTTTTTAGAATTAAATGGTGTAAAAATAGGTGTTGCAGTTGAAGAAGAATTGGAGAATATGAATGGGCCGTCCTCGTAAAGCAGAAGTAAAGACAAAAATCAAGAAATTAAGAGTACCAAAAGAAGCCAAAACAAAGAAACCAAAGCACGCGGATAACGTAGATTTCTTTGACAAGATGGCTAAAGCGACTGGTAATGATCTTGCACAAGCAGTTTCAAATGGCATTATATCGGGTGATATAACTGGATGGATTGATACTGGTGTATATCTTTTTAATGCCCAATTATCTGGGTCTTTATTCGGTGGAGCACCTAACAACAAAATTGTTGTTTTCGCGGGTCCAGCAGCCACTGGGAAAACATTTTTTGTTCTGGCATTGATCAAACATTTTCTTAATACGCATCCAAAATCTGGTGTCATGTTCTTTGAATCAGAAGGTGCGATTACTAAAGATATGATGCTTCAAAGAGGAATTGATATCAGTAGAGTATATTGTATTCCTATTGAGACAGTTCAAGAATTAAGAACACAATCATTGAAGATGTTGCGTATGGTTAAAGATACACCAGAAGATAAACGGCATCCTGTGATGTTTGTTTGTGATTCTTTAGGAATGCTTTCTACAATAAAAGAAATGGAAGATTCTGAATCTGGTAGTGAAAAGGCAGATATGACCCGGGCGAGGTTGATTAAATCTGCATTTAGAACTATTACATTAAAGTTGGGTGTATTGGGAATTCCATTTTTTGTTACTAATCATGTGTATGATACACAAGGATTGTTTAGTCA